ATATAGTGAGAAGCTTGCGAACCAACTATCGACAGGTTGCCAGTGCACGTTCTTCATGTTCTCGCATCTAAGTTTGAGTATATGGCAGAAGACAGTATCTAGGTTATCCATCGTTTTATCAAACTCATTCTTCTCACCAAGTCTACCATGATTACCTGGTAAACTGAATACATCTACATTATCAAACTTCTTGGCTAATGGATAGATAAGATTTCGCGCCAGGACTTCTGGACCAGTACATAGCTGGTACTCTATGGGGGCACTTTCGCCAACCTGTCCAGCAAAGATCGTCCTCCCCTCAACCACATCTCCTCCAAGAACAATAACAAGTCTATCAAGTGAATGACTCTGCTGTATAGAACGTATCTCAACTAACAGGTCTTCTGTAAGAGTATTACACCTTGAGATAAAGGTATCAGTATTATAGTTCGACAGCGGACCATTAGTTATATGACCAATGTGAAGATCATATAAAGGTAATATAATAGATGCTTTTGGCTTGGTGGATAAGGTAGGTTCGGGCTGAGGGATGTGAAGTGATGGCAGTTTAGAGAAACCTTCGTTGATAGAGTTAAGTGAATCATACATATCAACAAGAGCTTGCTTGAGCTTTGAGATAACCTTCTTCGCATAAGCAAGTTCTGATTTCTCTTTCTCTGCCTCGATTACAGTCTTTAATTCATTCTCATCCAGTAGTTGAGTAAGACGCACACTATCTGTTGCAGGTGGTATTCTACCCTCTTTACGTAAGTAATATGTCAGATCTTTCCACCGCCTGAATCTTACGTCTGGATGCGTGGCAGCAAATTCAGCATATGCCTCACCGTTAATAATAGCTGCCTCAATCTCCTCTTTAGATGTTACTTGATATTTATCCATAAATATCTCCACTGATTTAGTGTATTATACCGCCAGATTCTTTATAAACTCATCTGTTCTGTCATGCTGGACTTCAACATCAATATCAGATCTGGTCTCGTTACCAGGTATTACACTCAGATCTATGTCAATATCGTGCAGGCCTCGTGCTGTAAGGATACTTTTTAAAGTGTCGCGAACTAAGGTTGTTGTACCATTTACTGTTGGTACGGGAACATTTTCTGTGGCAAGCTTGGCATCAAGAATATTTCGTGGATAAATTTCCATCTCTATTGGGTTGATGCCTTCCTCCTGTGCTGCTATAGCTCTAGCATGGTCAAGATCAAATTCTGGATTCCATCCTGCCCAAGAAGCGTCTGGAAGCGAATGTGTTCTAAAGTACTCCTCAAGACTTACCTTCTTTGGTATATTAGGTGCCCTTATTCCGAGAGATTTGCCAAATGCTGCCTTTTGATTCCTTGGAAGAAGAGCGAATAGTTCGCGCTTTTCGCTCTTTGAGCCGTTGTTTATTATATCCTCAATAAGTTCTCGTTCATATTTAGGCATGCCTGCAAGGGCGTCTCTTGGATTACTTGGATCTGATCCGATAATTGTACGCTTTGCTCGTTCCCTATACGCAAGCATCATCGCTACATTTTCAGAAACTGGATATGCTGCTCGATTTTTTCTTTGTAAACCAGCAATATAGCGATTTATCTTAGTAGTTTCTCTATCGCGTTTATCTTTAGATATTGAGAGATTAAGCTTTAGTCTGCGCTTTGCATTTGCGAGTTTTCGCATCTTTCTTCCATATGCTGCGCCACGTGCTTGCTGCCTTGCTTCGATACTTCTAATATTAATTCCCTCTTCCTTCTCAGCCTTTCTTGCATAAACTGCCTCAAGATGCTTGTCTTTTACAAACTCAAGAACATCGTAATATTCTTCGACTTCTCTACGCTTCTCAACACGTTTGGGTATGAATGTGCCGCCCTGCATCACCCCAGCTGCCTTTCCATACAAACTTAAACCAACACCTGCTACAGCACCAGCAGTTGCTGCTAATAGTTTACCTGTTTGGCTTCTCATAAAGAAGGAACCAATCATGCCACCGCTCAATGCAGCCAGTAGTGGGTTCCTACCAGCTAAAGCATTCATGGTAGGTATTACATATGTTGATATAGGATGTGCCCAATCTCCAGCGTTTGTTCCATAAACCTGGGTTCGCTTATACAACTCAAGTGCACTTGCCGGTGCACCAAGCTTTCTTCCCCAAGGAGTATCGATATGGGCAAATCTTTCATAAGTACCACCAATAAACCGCTCAAATGGGCTATATCTTCCAACAATACCTGCTGCTGAATCGTCAGAGTCTTCTTCAATACCAACACCCATCCTTATCAAGCGTTTATTAATATTTCCACCAACTGCAAATATAGCAGCATGTGTGGTCCCCATTGTATCATTAGAAATTGTATCATCCTCTGAAACAACGGCCTTTACTTTTGCTCCTCTAAAGATACCCATAGAACCATAAAAAGCATCAAGTATTTTATCACCACTCTCAACGCGCCTGTTGTTTTCTCGCATCCACTCTTGAATTCTAGCAGTTGAGGCTTTAACTCCGGCCAATCTTATAGGTCGTTTTGATTCAGCTATTCCAAATGTATTGGCATCTATAATATCTGTAATAGTGACTGTTCTAGATTTAGTGTGCTGCAAGAACTTGTAGTCATGTATTTGTGTTTGTTTACGCATCTTGGATGCGCGTTTTCTTGCTGCTTGTAGTCTTTTGGATAGCTCCTGCTGAAAGATTGGATCATCCTCTCCTGTAACATAGGTGCGGGCTTGCTGTAGTGCGGTTTTATACTCAGTGGACCACGGCTGTAGATTTGCCAGTACCTCAACTCTGGATACTGGATCATACAACTCACCGCGCGCAGCTTCTCCACTGTTAATCATTTCAACAACACGTTTTTTAGCGTTTTGTACTTTAGCTATGGTATCTTTATAGAGCTGCTCTTTATAGCTAAGATTATAAACTTTTATTGGAGCAGAAGGATCATCTCTATTGATATAATAAATCTGACCACGATCTATACCAAGTTCGTGCTGATAAAAGTTTACCTGTGCTACATGCTCATCAATAGGGCCACGTAGATCGTTGTACTTTTCTCCACCAACTGTTTTAATATCTGCTACATATCGCTTTCCTTCTATGTTTAGAATGGCATCCATATGGCCTGAAATATTGTGCTCCTGATCAACCATTCTGCGCTCAGAAGCTTCGAGAACGCCCAATTTAGCCCATTGTTTTTGTACTGCTTTATGCGCCTTATTTCCCCACTCTGTTACATATTCACCATAATCAGTTAGTGGGGAAACCCTGCCAAGCATAGCATCTGCAATTTCCTCTTCACTCTTCCCAAGAGCAGATGCGCGTGTTCTAAACAACGGCATCATTACGTCTTCGTGTAGTCTTTCGTATGCTTCGCCAGGAACACGAACATTACCAAATGGTACAGCAGTGTATGGGTCGCCAGTGGTCATTGGGATTAGTGCGTCTGGCCCAGGCATCCATGGTGCCTGTGTGTTTGGAACGGGGTTGTATAACTTTCTGTTTCTATCCTTGTGTACAACAACGCGACGCAACAATTCGTTTACATCGCCACCTACACCACCCCATTCTCTGTCATACCAACGCCCTTCCCAGCTTGTTGCTTGATCTGGAGTTGCAATTATTGGTGCAGAAACGCTCTGGTCTACAATATTTAGTCTTTCACCAGTAGATGTGGATATGAAGCCATAGATACCGAGAATATCCTCAACCTGCTTACTTACCCTTTTTCGTACTGGATTAAACTCATATGGCGATATAGGATCAAGCCCGGCTGTTGGTGCTTTTGCTAGGTCCCATGTTGGATTTATTGCAGTGTAACCATAGGAATATGCCGCTGTATTCTTTCTTGGGAGCCTTCTCCAGTCACGTGGTAGTTGTGCTGTGCCTCCATTTGCTCCACGACCGCCACCACCACCGTATCCGCCTTGGCCACCTCCTCCACCATATCCGCCTTGGCCACCTCCTCCACCATATCCGCCTTGTCCACCCCCTCCACCGTATCCGCCTTGGCTACCCACTCCGCCATGTCCACCTTGACCGCCACCACTTATACCAGCATCTGATAAGGCTGGATTGCCTCCAGTTAGGGTGCTTCCATAAACACCAATACCTCCTCTTGGGGCGAACATAGCAAAGTATCGCTCATTCTTATCCCTGTTAGTGCCGTTTATTGCATCCTCGTATAACTCACCACCTACAGCATATTCTGGATGAAGAACCCTAGTTGGCTTTGTAATTCGTCCTATAGTAACATTCCAGATGTTTCCCCAAAGAGTGTTCGGATCTCCGCCACCTTGGCCAGAAACTACATAAGGACGATCAGCATTCTCACCGACAGAGTGTTTGTTTTCAAACCAATATGGATCAAGGAATCGCCAGATTGGAGCAAACGGGTGGCTTGGGGTTGGAATAATAGAGTGCGCCCAATAATCATCAGTATTTAGATCAACATTTTCTGCTGACTGCCAATTTGATGTGGCAAGTTGGTACCAAGATGGAGACCAATATCGAATCTTTCCGCCGAGGAATGGTGTTCTTGTACCAGTAAGCCAACCACGCCCAGCTCTTACAGGCTCATAGCCTTCATTTAGATAGTCGCGCTGTTCCTCAACGGTTCTTGGCTCAACATATTGCTCCACTCCTGGTAATATGCTAACTAGTCTTTTTGCTCTGGCTGTTATCCCAAGATGATCTGAGATCCATGACGCCGCAAGATGATAGTGCGCACGAATATTTGCAAGACCTTCAGATGGAGTCATTCCAGTAACTTCATCTGACTCGTGGTTAATATATTTCCAGGCTTCAATCGCACCAAATGTCGGAAGGATTCTCTTTAAAAACAGGTTTCCATATATGCTTGTGGTTGTTTGTAGATCTTTGTCAGGTAACCCAAGACCAAATTCTGCAAGCATCTGGTTAAGTCTATAACCACTGTGGTATAGAGAACCTGGTGTTTGTGTCTCGCCGGCCCAAAACGGTCTTTCGTGTAAATAGTTAGAGGCCAAAGCAACTGAGTGTTCGATTACACTTCTTACGCCGTCTGCTGCTGTTCCTGTTCCTCTACCGCTGTTATAAGCATCAAGCACCCCTTGCCAAAGAGTCTTTACTCCGCGCCATTCTGGAACAGCATACACGGAAGTATGAATACCTCCAAATTCATTAAATGCCGGTTGTACCCAGGAAGACAGATCTGGATAAGCTCTTTCGATAGCTTCGTTTACCAGTATAAGAGCATCAGCATTTTGCCTTAGTGATGTTGCTATTGCAGTTGCAGTCGCCTTTTGTTTGGCGGCAGAAGAGTAAAATGCTGCTTCTTGAATACCAGCCCAAATATTTGAAAACATTGAACTGCGCTGCTCGAATGAAATGTCCTGCAAACTAATGATGTTTCTCAGTATCTCATTTAGAGCAGTATCTCTACTAGAAGCCTGCGAGTTAGCAACCTGGCTAACTAATTCGTCAAGAATGGCGTTTACAAGACGTTGCCTTCCACGAATTGCATCTGGACGTCCCAATAATCCAGATGCATTTACTATTCCAAGCTTATCTACTACCTCTTCTCCCTCATACAGTACCTCAAATGGGTTAACTTCCATTCGATCTGCTAGATTTCGAAGAGCTGGGTTTAGGAACATCTTGCGTGGCGTATTCTGCCCAAAGAATCTGGCACCTTGAATAGGTGTACCAGCATTTATAGCATGAATCTCATGTAGTGCTTGAACTAGTGCTTCATCGGACATACCCTCATCTAACAGACGAACGAAGCCTCTTGGTAACAAATCTCTTGCAGCAGTGCCAAAGATATTGTTAAGGTCTACTCCAGCGAAGTCTCTATGCTGACATCTAAGCGCTATAAGCAGACCCTCGATATCATCAATATCATTACCGCCTTCGATTATACGTTGCAGTATATTTGCAGGGTGTCGTGCATACTTTTCAGAATCTGGGGAGATACGCCTTCCAATAACAGACGCAACATCGCTTAGCTTGGATGGCTGTGTCTGCTTGTCTAGCCCAAGAAAGTCCATTACATGCCCAACGAAGCTATCACCAAACCAGTTTCGTACAGATCCTTGGACTTCTACGCCTTCATTTTGCCTTATTCTGGCATAGTCCCGCATAAAGCCAACTCTGGCATCACGCATAGACCACTCACCAGGGAGCCCAAGCAGCTTATTACCAATGAAATGTATGTCTCTACGCAAAACTCCAGCTGCTGTGAACAGATCATCTGCTGCATTTTGCGCTTCTAGTGCAATCTGAAGATCACGCTGCTTTGTGCCAGCAGCCAGCGTTCCTGCAAAGGTTTCGCTATAGCCCCTTATCCATGGGAAGAACTTAAATGGCTGTAAGCCAACCAGTCCTGGGGCTATTGGTATCTGAAAATCATCTGCAAAGTTCTTAGCAATAACACCTATAGTACGCGAGAGTCTTGCGGTGTTTATGACGGTATCGCCTACTTGTGTGATACCAACAGGAAGGGCATTGGCAAATGCGCTCCAATTAGCGTGGCCTGATTCGACTGCGATATTCGCGGCTCTCGCATACATAAGCTCTGCATTTGAAAGAGCCCTTTGTTCAGCAAGCCTGGAGAAGAATGTGCGTCGCCTGGTCCATGGATCTTGAATTGCGCTTGTTTCACGAACAACTTCTTTAATACTTTGGGTAAATTTGGCATCTACCATACTGCCTAGACGACGTTCTTTTATGCCAAAGTGTTTTGATAAAGGACCACTACGCTTTGAACGCGCACTAAGCAGTTCAAACATTGTACGATTAGCTTCGTTAAGAGCGTCTGCCGTGCCTTCTCCTCTGACTGCTCTGGCAACTTTTAGCGCCTCAGTAACTTGCTGCTCGACAGCGCCAATACTACGTGTATGTCGTATGGTTGGTAGAACGTGCTTTCTATACCAAGGCGAGGCTAAAGCCCTTCTTGGATCTGTACGCATAATGTCGTAAGGAACATCAACCGGCTGGAACAACAGTCGAGCTGATTCTTCTGTCCAGTTATATGTATGCGTCAGGTACTGTACTGCACGCTCTGCCTGTGCTTGGCGCGGTATTCCAGTAGATACAAGTCTGTTAAAACTTTCTAGATCTCTGTATAAACTACTATTTTCTAGACCAAACGTACGTATCGCTTTAGAGGATTTAATAAGATCACTGCTTATTGACGTGCCAAGACGCTCGTCTATATATTCACCGGTTTTACGTATAGCACTACCGAGAAGTTTAGTTATAAATTTAGCTCTACTTTGATCTGATAAAAAGACTACAGCTGATGTAAGTGTAAAAATTCCAGTAGCAGCGGCAAAGCCACGCTTAATATTTCTTGAGCGATCTCTGTCTTCATACGTTGTGTATGTTCTGAATAATGGCATTTATCAGCCTAGTGCGCCACTGGCGGACGATTTCTTAGTGTTGGTCGTCGCTGTGTTTGCTTACCTGAGGAGGTTGCGGAAAACGACTGACGCTGATACTGTACCTGGTTTATTGGAGCTGCTTGTGGCTGCCTTTGTTGTATACGTGGTGGGGGTTGTTGTGGCTGTTGTGGAACTTGATTAGCTTGCTGCTCACCTATATTCATATAGGCGCGTAGATCGAGCCCATATAATGATGCCGCCAATAGTTGAGCGGCAGCTGCTGCTTTATGCCATTCTTCTGAATACATGGCATCTATATCTTTAGGGGTTAAATGGAGAACACCCATAATTAGCGCATCCAACTTTCCTACTGGGCTAATTGCCCACTCATCTGCTTGCTGCTGCAGCCTGGTTGCATCAGCTTCATTAGCTCCAGAAAGTTCAGTAATCTCTCGTGCAAGCTTATCCGGTATGCCTGCATACATCTCTTCCGGATCAATCTTCGGATCAATTAGGCATTGCCTAACCAAAAAATCTTCTGCAGCAAAGGCGTTTCCCGTAGAAAACGCCTGTGCAAGCTCTCCTCTTGTGGCTTCTCGCACTGTATAACGAATGCCACCAATCTCAACAGTTCTTGTATGCATTGGATTATTTTATCACAGAGTTAACTTAGTAACAAGTCCTTTCCTACAAAGTTATAAACATTAAGCAAGTTCTTACCACTATCATCAATAGCCTGTCCAGCACCAGTGATGTGGACATCTACTATTGTTAATGTTGTCTTTTCCTGACTTATAGAATAATCTGCTGGATTTAAATCAGACTTAAGCGTAACATCATCAGCATCTACAGGTCTTATCTGGTCATAATCAAATGACTTATTCAGATACTTGATTACAAGTATGCTTGGAGTAGTACCAAAGTAGGGAGCATTAACAGAAACAAGTTTTTCTATATCCTCCTCCGTTAATGATGGCGTCTCAAGTAACCAGTATTCGTTGCGTAGTTTATTTGCTGTATCAGTAAGTTGCTCATTCGACATACCAAGTAGACTTTGTATATCTACAGTGCTTGGAAATATTGCCTCGGTTGGTGTGGAAGGTACTGGCGACGTTTGCTTTTGTGCAGTAGCTGGTCGAAGAGCCTTTAATACAGCATCTTCTGGCGTAAAGTTTATCGAGAATGTACCTTGCACTATACGCGTTCCTTTAACCACAGTCTTGAACGAGTAATCAGCATAGTCATAAAGCGGTAAAGCATTCTCAACTAGTTGAAACTGTATGTTGACTATTTCGTCTAAAAGTGTATCGTTAAGGAAAACTGTTGTATCGAGTCCTGAGTAGTATACTGAGTTAAACGAGTATAGAGTCATAGCGCACCTAAAATATGTTTGTCTCAGGTATCTGAATAGTAACTTTAGTGTTCTCCTCAGTATTAGGCTGCGAAACTCGTTGTGCAGCTAATCTTGCTATAGGTTGGAGCGGAATTCTATCAACGGCCATATAAGAATAGCTCTCCATTATAGCTATATTATCTAGAGAATAGGTCTCTCCCTCATCTAACAAGGATACCCCAAGCAATCCAGTCATTGAACCAATACCTTCTTCATTTACCATAACTATAGTAATATCAAATGGAGGAAGATTGTCTGGTAGAACAGAGGTAATAGGAGCAAACTCTTTTTTAGAAATGCCCTCTATCATCCTATACCAGACATATCTATCATATGAAGAAAATACGAGGGTACCGCCGACCATTCTATGTCCGGCAGTAATCCCTCGTATCTTAATTGATCCTAGCCCAGTTACAGGAAACTTATCTCTATGGGTAGAAATTGAAACAAGAGCAAGACTTCCAAGCTTATATACCTTCTTCGTAGGAAGTGACACATAAGCCGTCATATCAGTAGCACTGAAGACCATTGGCGAAGTCATGGCATCAGTATCCAGCCGCTCTCCAGCCTGTGGAAACAGCGGAGATCCAGGCTGCACAAAAACGTCAAGTGTGCCTTCCTGCTTAAAGGAATCTGAAGTCATTAGTTATTACCAGCTATTGTTAGCTATTTATACCAGAGGAGATGCAGCCGCAGCTACTGAGGCAGAAGCCTTAGAAATAGCGGTAAGTGGCGTCAATGGAATTACATCTTTTGCTATATAGGTTACTGCCATTTCACTGGTAAGGTCATCCAATGTCCACCCATAGCCCTCATTAACAAGCTGCACTCCAAGAACAGCAGCCATGGAAGCAACCCCTGAGTCATTAACCATGCCTATAGTTACATCAAAAGGAGGAATCTGATCTACAAACTTCAGTGACCGCGAACCAACAGCATCATATATATCCTGTATCTCGCTATTAACATGACTAAGCCATGAGTTCCAGCCCCTCCCCATTACAGCCGCTGCTGCAGCAGCATCAGCTGGTCTGGAAATATTACTTTGTTGTGCATTCCAAAGGTCTGCTTGTGTTGACAGATTTCTAAGCGCTTCAGCTTCCTTAAGAACAGCATGCCTGTCAAACTGAGTAAATACAAGGTTACCAGAGATGGCACGCTTTCCTTTTACAAAGGCACGCGGCCCTCTATTACCAAATGTGTAAATAGGCATAACTTCACAAACAATACTAACTGTAATGCCTTGAAGCGATGCTACTCGTTTATGCCCCATGTAAGCCACAATATCACAGCCAGAAAATGCCTGATGTGTCTTATCAGTATCATCAAAGGCTAGATTTGAGGAATAAACAAAGGTATCACTGGTGGTTGTTGCCATTATATGTCTCCTTCAACCCCGTCAAAACGACGAGAACAAGTGATTAACATTCTAATAGGGTGCGGGGTGGGGTTGGCACCCCGCACAATAGACTACTGAGATACAGAAACTGTTACTATAATATCCCTAATCTGCAGCGAAGGACGTAGTCGCATGGTTACATTGATTTGTGTAAATACCTGATCTAGTCGATCAGATGTAATAGCAAAGTCATAACCAACAGAATCGCCACCAAGCAACATTCCTGCTTCAACCATCTTGTCAAATGCAGATTTGAGGTTAGTCTTCATTGCCCCGCGTGCTTCAACGGTATTTGGTTCTCCAATATACGGGAAGAGAACCTGTTTAGCCAACTGAGACGCAAGGTTAACAATCCTAAGAATCTGCAAAACAGCATAATCACTGGTTCTTAGTGCAGCAGTATTATCCTGTACTACAACAGGAACGCCAACAACTTGACTGGTCTTGAATACAACATATGCACCGCCACCAGCGTAACCAAGATAGTCGTCCTTGCCAACGCCACTGATCAACGCAGCCCTCGTAAGCTGTGGGAAGTTGCCAAGAAGTGCACTGACTGCTCCAAGCGCCTTGTTTGTTGCAGCTTTGTGCGCAGCAATAGAAGAAACTAACCCAGCATAAACTGCAGCTCCGTTAGTATTATACATGGCCTTACTTGAATTCAATCCACTACAATATAGTATAACATCAGGACCAGCTACAACACTCAAGTATTTCCCAATATCAACCGTTTCGCCTGTATATGGATCAACCATAGAAAAGCCATCTTTCATAAATGGTCCAAACTTAATCCACCTGTCAGCGGCTACACCATAGTTTCCATATGTAGTTGCTAGATAGTTATTGTCTGCCAATGCCTTTAGGTCACCTGGTGTGCGTAGGCCTGTCGGACGCAAACCAATAACACCATGTACAGGCTGTGCTTCTGAGCTAATGACATGCAGGAACCTAGCAAAGTCAGTAGCAACAGATGTGGTGGTTGCTGCAGCGCCATCGACCACCTGATCGTCTGCATAAATGCCTGTTAGAAGTGCCAAGTTAAATTCAGCACTGGCCAGTGTTTCAAATGTTCCACCTGTTGCGGTCAGTGTTGCATAATAGCCAGCTTTGCTGGCATAGTAGTCTTCTCCAGGAGCTGCTGTACCATAAGTACCGCCAGAGAATGCAATTCCAGATGGATATGCAGTAAGAGTGGAGACCATCAGTGTACCAGAAACTGCTGGAACAGAGAAGTAAATAGTACTATTTCTGGCATCTGAGTTTAGCTTATCACACACCTCTTGTAGCGTGGTAGTTGTAGACTGAAAATCTGAGTACATTACACCACCCTTAACTGCAGGTTGTGTAATAGTAATCCTGGTCATACCACTTGCACCAACAGGATTATGAACAACTGAAACACGTACTCCATTGTAAATACGGCCCGGTGCAACAACCGTCATTCCAAGTACGTTTCCTGTTGCGGAGTATGTGGCGCGTGTACCACCTGCTCGCACAAGAACAACGTTGCCTGCGCCACCGATCATTGCCTCGTAAAGCGCTAGTACAAGCGTATTGTACGAATTCTTACCACTCTCAGTACCAGTAATAGGATCTACAAATCCTTTTGTATAGGTAAGAGGGCCAAAGATGGCTTCCGCTTGAGTTAAACTGTTTACTCTTATTGGAACATTTACTGGTCCATCAAGAGCGTTGCCGATAATCAAAAGTCGTTCAGTTGTGGGTTCTAGCTGTGCAGCGACAAGCCCACCATCGCGTATAGTAAACTGTATACCAGGTTCTTTTAGTGCTGCCATGATTTGTTCTCCTATCACGTTATAGTTAGTATCCTATCTTGCAGGATTACTGCTCAACAGGGATTGTTTGGTCCTCTTCATTATGGTAATAAGTAACGTAGTACTTCTCACCAGGTTTAGGATGTTTTGCACCTTTAATCCATGCTATTGCTGATGCGCCTGTAGACAGATCCAGATTAGGATAAAAGTCGACATTGACGATAAACTCGTCCTTTGCATCAGTACTACGTGGATCTCGTGTTACTCGCACTATATTAGCAAGCCAGTTGTGCGCAAGTAGATCATGAAGATCAGTACCACGCGTTACTAGCTCATTTTCAATAAGTACAGCATTGTGCACAGGATGTATCCAGATTTGCTGGATAGTAGGTACTTGTTTAAGGTACTTTCTCTCAATAATACATCTGTATCTTAATGTTCTTCTTGGAAGAAATTGGATATTCTGCAGGTCAACTTCAGTATCAATAAGTTGCTCATCAAAAAACCAACCGCATATCCCAAGATCTTTTAAGGTTGCTGTACTGTAAAACATCAGCATCTCAAAGTCTTCTAGCAGGGCATCTACTTTAGAACTTGACACATCAAAAAGATCAAACTGATAGATAACCGTATGCCACTGCGCCCATTGGTCTATAACTGACGTTTGATCCGCAGCGGTCTTTATAAATTGTCGTGGTCTTGGAGCTAATGTTTCCAAGCCTCCCCTACCAGGAACGCGTCTGTAAATCTTCCACACGATGGTGGGGCCATTAACTGGTTCAGTAGGATAATCACGCGTAAAAGTTACGTTCTTCCCAGCCCAGGTATTCTCTATAATGTCCCACAAAACAAGTGGAACCGTAGTAGGTCCAAGAGGCACGTGTATCTTAGGATCAAAGTGTGTCGCAACAGCGCTCATCGATATGTCACCAGACTTAGCGTAATCGCCTGAACTTCACCAACAACAACTATGGTAATAGTTATCTCTATACTTGTTTTATCAACTGAAGAAGTAAAGGACAAAGATCTTACATTTGGGATATTTGATAGCTTTTCAGTTAGCAGAGCGTCAACTTTTTCCTTGGTGATATTCGCCTCTCCAATAAAGCCATTGAGTGCCTCAGAAAGATTAGCCAAGATAGCTTGACAAGCTTGTAATACAAAGTGGCTACGACCGTCTGTTGTGATAGCACGATAGAAACCAAAGCCTGTTTGTATAAAACGTGTTGCAAGAACAAACCTAGTACTCAATGCGTGCAGCTGCTCTGTTGTCCACAATGGATATACTGAAAATACTGGAAGTTTGTTATGAACAATAGGACCATGTAGCGCATAGCAACCAGCAAAAACCGGCGCTAATGTGGTCCACGTATACTGGTTACTGTCCAACCCAACAACCACATCACAAAAGCCACCAACATAAAACACTCGTGCACTGCTTATTGGTAGATTATTAAGGTAGTCATAATAGGCAGGATCTTCTAGATACTGTAATGAGCTGCCAGCAATTATGCAGCAACATGAGCTGTTCTCTTGAACAAAAGTAGCGGCTTCTTCTAGTATATTCGCATCTATACCGCCACAAAAGACTATGCAATCAATTGAATTAAGATCAGAAGCGTTTAATGCCTCCAGAATAACATCAGATGTTATACTGCCATCTGTTCCACCACTTAGCCTCCAAGTACCAACTGGGATTGGGTTATAACTAATAGACGGTGCTGCTAATTCAACTGGTATTCTTCCGTAGTAAGCATCACGATTTATGCTTTGAATCAGCTCATCAATTGTAGTTACTGTATAACTTTTACTTGGGGCACGAGCAGAATAAGGATTGGTTATTGTTAGAGTAGTGCCATCAAAGCTGATTGTTATATTGTTATATCTTGCGCCAGCGTTTATGGCGGAAAAGACAATAGAGTCAAACTGCAATGAAGCTTTAGTACCACCAACACGTAATACATAAGGCATGTTGTTGCTTACATTCCAATATGCTCGAAGATCTACCAATAGGGAATTCTCTGGTTGAACCGGCACATATGTCACCTGATAAGTGCCGCTTAAGCAACGAGACGTAAATGTAATAACATTTCCAGAGCAGGCCACATTAAAAAGATCACTATCATATAGTTGTGTATCGACAACTTTGTGAATTGAAAATGTGTTGTTGAAGACTGGGTAGTCCAGGGTTATTGATGTTCCTGTTGTCGTAACTGTATGTACTTCAGTCAGTTGCCAACCAAACTTGTTCATGGCATCAACCATTGTTGTTGGTTTAATGTACTCACCAATAGGACCGTCATAAGCTGTGCCAATCAATAAAGCTGGTATATGCATTATAACCCTCTATATACCCAGGACTTATTATTAAACAGCAACCACTGCTGCTGCTGATTAAAATATAGTTCATACGGCAATAGACCTGAAACGAAGTAGCTCATGGTATCTTCTGACAAAGACAGGGCCACATCTACTCGATACGTTCTTATTACATTTACTGGTCTACCTATAGTTGGTATTTTATCAATTGTAGTATCCCACTCTACCTCTATGTATAGATCATACTTACTTGGATAAGTACATTTTGGCGAATAGAGAATTTCTTTGTAAGCACTAACTAAGCCCATCTCCTCCTGCTCGGCAAGAGTACCCTGTCCAGATGTTAATCTTCCTGGAAGACTTCGTCTACACATATGTTTCTCAAAAGAGATCTTGTAACCAAGACCAAAACATACAGGACAATCTGGATTAGGCTCTTTGTTAGACGAGATGTAACATTCAGAATGTGGATATCTTAAATCTCTGCGGATATACACAAAGAAATGCGGATGTTCCTTTAGGAACGACTCAAGACCAGTCTTTACCGCATTACGGTCGACTCTAGATTGATGTTTTGCGGCGGAAAATCCGAAGACATCCTCTGCCATCAAAAGTCTCCTCTGCTGTGGATATCTCTAATAAACTGTATTGAACTAATATCATCATACTTCTTTGTTGGATGCCACTTGCTGCTTCTGACTACTGTTCTTGGAGATGGGATGCGTTTGGCGAATTGAGAGAACCATTCAAGTGCTTCTGCTTCTTCCTGCTTAATTGCCGCTTGAATATCGCGTAATAGCTGAGACCCTATCTGCTCAGTGTAATCTCCAAGCCTATGCATTGAATCAGCACGCTTAAGCATCTCATGATAATACATTGTAAGTAAACGTGCTGAAGCTTTGTGCTCAACCCACCTTTCCATTGCAAAGGTAGGCATTATTGAGGAGAAACGAACTGCTTCTTCTGTTGGATTTTGTGCGGACAATGTTGCAAGCAGATATCTATTCGCATCAAGACTTGTTCTATAGATACAGAAGTTAATAACATCGTCCGGATAATCCAATAGGAATGCTCCAAAATTTGCTTTAATTACCGTAGCATCTACATATAACGGCATATACCATGTTGTAAAAGAGTAAGAAATGGGAGCAAGCAATGTATTGCCATTACTGTCTGCCATATTCTTAGGAAAGGTTATTGTGTATCTGGTGTTCGCTGGAGGAGCTCCATCCAATTTGATTGTAACAACCGACTGATCTATGTCTATATTTGCGTTAACAACTTCTGGCTTATTTGTTGGATATCCATCAACAGGCACTCTAGTTACTAATATTGCACCGCTTACTGCAATTGGATAAGAAAACACAAACCAGAGGTCAGGAAACTCAGATAGGTTAGTCGCACCATTCTCTATTGAGGCATCAATAATACGCAACTGATTATCATCAGCAAGCTTTTGTTGTGTACTAGGCCCTGGCGCAAATTCCTCTCCAAGATAAAATGTTCTTGCATAGGACCAGTCACCAGTAATAACACCTTCAGATGTTACTATCTCCGCTCTTACTCGCCAAAAGTATGATGTAGAGGTTGCTAGAGCGACGGCAGGAGTAGCTGTTGTTTCTACTGTAGTTGTTGACCAGCCATGCTCAGTAATAGTATTGAATGCAGTGCTTGTATCCACCTGTATTCGATACTGTATAGTACCTGTAGTAACATAGGTAATAGCTTTCCATGTAAATGTAGGTATTTCTAAAACAGACGTATTGTCTGCTGGAGTCAGAAGTTCTACTGCAGGGACATCGTTTGCAGAAACTTTAAACTTAAAAGAAAAGTCGGCCTGCATCTCTCGACCTTCGAAAGATGGCAGACCTTGTAGTAAGGTAACCTGATACGTTGCACCCTCTGTAAGAGGCACGGCTGGTTTGAATCGTAGAACACGGGAGCTATAGCTAACAAACTCAATTGGAGTTGTTACTGAAGCACCATCTTCAATAAGCCGTACAAAGCGTGCAAGCTTGTCAGAGGTGTTTATTTCTACAGCATCCAGCTCGATGCTGAACCTGACAGTAATCTCCGGAACACTATCTACAGCCTTGTCAGATAGTGTTGGCGAGTATGAGATTACCGTCGGAAAGTATGACGATAGGTTCATAGAATTTTATTGATATAGGAGGGGGCGAGAGCCTCGCCCCCAACCGTACTTAAGCAGGAGTAGCTGCTAGAACTGCCTGAACGGGCGCCCAGTTCTGCTCAATTCGAACGTTCTTGGCTACAGCAATTGCCTTACCAGCATTAGGAATGCCAATGCCATAACGCTCAGATACTTTCATACGAGTAATGTCACGATACGGATCGTTGAAGTCCTCAACGCCCATTGGTGTGCGCTGCAGGATTACACAGGAGTTATTGCTATCAACGACATAGATATCAGTCACATCGCACGCTGTAAGTCCAGAGGCTTGGCTTGTAGCAAGTACAGTGCTTCGCGTGAACGGAACGAATGGAGTAACTAGATAGGTTACAGCCCAGGGGATATTAACCTGCTGATCAAATGATGGAATCTGCTTAAATAGTGATGCACCAACTCCACCGCCATTCATTGACAACGTGCGGAGCATTGGATCGGTCATAAATACAGACCAAGCCATTGGGTGCGTAATAATATGCGTTGGAACATATCCATGCGCAACAACTACACCCATCATATTGATCATGTTATCGAACGTCATTGAGAAGTTAAGCTTCTGAGCATAGTTTCGCCCTGACGTCCATGCAGCCGAATCTTCGATGCTGTTATCATACACAGCATGACCAAACTCTGTGAAGCCATTGAAGATCTTCTCTTCTTTATGGCGACCCATTGCATAGCCAGCTGCCTCCGTATACAGAGCTAGAAGATCCCACTGACTATCGTCAATTACTTCCTGAGAAATACTGACCATAAGTCCTGATTTCGTAACCTTAATTTCAGTTACGTTCTCAGTAAAGCTGGGATACTGCTCAGTATATGTACCGGTTTCAGGGATGTCAAATGCGCGTAACGCTCCCATTGCTGGGATCTCAATCGAGCGAATATTATCAATCTGAATAGTCTTTGCTAGTACTGTTTGGCCAATCATGAGAGGCTCAAGTGGCCGTACAAGTACGTCAGAGATTACCTTTGGAAAGATAATAGATGCATCGGGAGACTGAAGCGCTTCCGACATGGGAACGCGTGGTCCACGGATGCTATTATCTGTTCGCATAAGTGTCTTTACAAACTCAACCTGCTTTATAAACTCCTCAATGCCGGTAAGCTGAGGCGCCTTTTGGATGAGTTTAGCTTCTTCGTTTTTGTAGAAGTTATCCAAAACTTCCTTGAATGAGGATGCTGCCATCGTGTTTCTCCTTTTACGTGCTGATTATGGCACCGCCTACATCAGCTACAGAGTTTCTATTTGGAAGGGCGGGCCATAACGACCCGCCCAACGAGAGAGTTATTAGCGGATGATGCACCTTAGAGAGCCGACGCTACCGGCAACCTCAAGGTTAGCTGGAGTTCCAGGAACACCAGTATAGCGACCATCAGTAAGCTGTGGAATGCCTCCACCCCAAAGCTGTCCTGATCGATAGCTTGTCTCGTAGCTGTAATCGACAGCAAGTGCGGTTACAGTAACGTTATTTGATAGTCTAAGCATACCAGTTAGAGCATCAATGGTGTAGTAAACACCGCGAGTGTAGTCTACTGCTGAAATGTTAGCCATGGCTAGAGGCTCGCCATTATATGTAGATGTTGAGCCATCTGGATTGACTACGGAACCGGTAAGCTTAACAGTAATTGGTAGCCATGCTGCGACTGGATAGTGCTGCAGCCTATAAAGTCCTGAACTAATTGCGTCAGGAGTCTCGTTACTAACAGCCGTTGCTGGAACTCGCTTAACCATGTCAGCATACTGCTCTGCAGGATACTGGACAGTAACCCACTCAAGCCAGCCATGCAACTTATGAGAGCTGTTGATTGGCTCAACACGAATTACTTCACCACAGCGCATTTCTGCACCCTGGCCATACTCGTAAACTACGTCAGTAACGGCATTACCAAAAGTTACAGCCCAGGCAGAACCGTTCCACGTTGGAACTGCGCTGGCTCCCGTAGCAACCACAGTACCATTGTTCATAGCAAGAATAATTGTTGGTCTAAACGCTGGTAGAGTTGCAGCAGCCAACACTACAGCAGGATTAGCGGCCTGGTGCAGGCTATACACACGTCGCTCAACCCACTTTACAATCTTACCAACATGCTGAGGTGCTGGCGTAGTAGAAGAAACACTACCATAAAAGGCTGTTATGGGTGTTCCACCAGCTAGCGCACCATATGCCCCATTGATTGCGGAAACATATGGAACTTCAATAACATCACCAAGTGAAAGCAGAGGCATCCACTGCATCTTATGCGCAGGCTTTCGGAAGAAGTTGGACTCCGCATAACCAATTGGTCGGACAGTGCTACCATCTGCAAGAGTCAGTTTAGCTCGCTCAACGCTGGATATGGTATCTGGAACAATACCGATAAGACGACCAGCTGGTATAACAATCTGGTCTGATGGGAATCTTGGATCCTGTCCTAACGGTGGCAGAGAAGGATCTACTTCCCACTCCTCTGCAGGAACAGAGAAAGCAGAACTAAGACGAACTCCTGGTGCCCAGGGTCCTTCTGAGGAAGGTTGTGAACCGAATAGTGTTGCCATTATTGTGTCTCCTTATTAGTAGTGGCGTCCTTTCGTGGCATAATGCCGTAGATTGCAAGTGATTTTTCTACGGACTCTTTAAAGCCCTGAATGCTATTATTGCCACCTGTGTATAGAAGAATGCGGTCCCCAGCGTCCTCCTCTGTAATTGGAGATACATAGCCAGGTGCCTTGGTGGCATCTTGGTCTGTCCTGATAACAGGATCAGTCAGTTTCTCAAGTGTTGCTAGAGAAACATCAATTGGAGGCGTCTGCTGTGGCTGTTCTTTTGTTACAGTAACAGTAGTAACCTCAATCTTATTTGTGCGCTTATCGAGCTCTGCAGCAAGAAACTTATAAATGGTAATTCCTTCAGCAACTGTAGTCTCTTTCAACTCTTCTTGCAACTCAGCAATTGTTCGCTGTTCTGAGGCACTCATCCCAAGCGACTTTTGTAGAATGGCAATAGTTGCAATAACCTGATCATGAAGTGCTTCTTCAGCTGAAGCCAACTTTTCTTTTAGCTCATTATTTTCCTTGATAAGATCATCATTCGCCGTCTCCTGAGGCTCCTGTGCATCGGCAACCGCAGGTTCGGATACAGGCTTTTGTGCAGGAGCAGGCTTAGTAGGATCAGGCTGTGGCACTGGTTGAGCAGGAGCAGGCTGCGGTGCTGATTGAGCAGGGGCAGGCTGCGGTGCAGGCTGTGCAGGTTGTGTTGGCGCAGCCTTGGCCTCTTCTGCCTCAACCGCGTCTGTAGTAGACTCTGTCACCACTGATTCCTCAGTGGCATTCTCTTGTTCTGTTATACTTGTTTCAAGCATGTAATCCTCCAGGGCATCTATTACCGAATAAAGCAGCGGATAGGTATCCTGATTCAGCTCAATACGAACTGCTTCACCAGCAGTTATGCCACTTAGCTCTTCTGGAATAGGCTTTCCTGCTTTTTCATAGTAACCAACTAGCGCTGAAAGCATCTGGTTTTTCTGCTCATCAGTAAAGTTGCTTGCTTTTACTGAGCTGTAAACTGCTGTAAAATCGGCGTTGTCGGTAGGAAATAGCGGATACTCTACCTGATACTTCTCATCGTATAGATACCCAAGAGGGGCCATCTCGCCATCATCCTTTTTATACTTAGCTAACCTGCGAAGCAAACAGGCTCTAATCTTTGCCTTGCTTCCAGGGCCTTTATATCGTCCAAGCAAACGCAGACCAGCTATACAATGTGCGCGGTCGTGCGCGGGAAAAGAGCGGTTAGGTCCGCAGAAAGCGCTATCTGGTAATGCTTTTCGTTGTTTAGTAGTAAGCGGAGCTTCTGTAGCAGCTCCCTCGTCGGGAGTACCATAGTCTGGATCATCCTTATCCAGACCATACAGATCGCCAAGAGTGCATATAGGATCTTCCTCTTCGGCGTCCTGTACCATCTTATCTGTCTCTTCTTTCATTTTTTTGCATTTCCCCTTCCACGAGTCGACTAGAAACTCACCAAATGTCTTACTCTCCCCCCCAATAATGGGAAGACGTTCGACATTCTTCTTTAGAACCATTGCTTCATTATCACTTGGGACGATGACGAATGAAAGCTCATCAAAGGTCAAGCCTTCAATGATCCAATAGCATTCTTTTTGCGCACCATCAACATCGTACATTTGTCCACGCTGATGGTCACAAATACCCTCATCCTCTCTTACACAATCGCTACCACAAATTGAGCACTTAACACTGGTACAATCAACACCAATACTAACAGTAAGAAATTCACCATTTAGTATTTTCTGTATTGCTTCTTTGTCTGTTATTGCTGGAATAATAGAGACATATTGTGATGTACCGTCTGAAGCAAGTGTTGCATACTTAACTCTTCCAAATACTTTGCTTGGGGCTGAGAACATACTGCCTGTTTGATGGCCCTCTATTACAGGTTTGGGGTATGGATATAACCACGAAACAAGACCAGTGTGATTCTTACTATCACCATAGATTGCAGATAATGGATAGTAAGTTTTGTTTCTTGTAACCTTATCAGCGGTTATTGCGCGGATTTCTGGGTAAATTACATCGGGTGCCTCAGAACCAAACGCTTCTTTTAACTTCTTGTCCGCAGAGGCTACCCCTTGAATAACTGCCTCTTCTATTAGTTTAATCGTCTTGGCCATAATATCACCTCTTATGAATTCGTGGAGATCTTATCTACTTGCTGTTTGAGCCGGGTGAAGGGGCACCCGGGGGTTCCAAAAAGAGCGCAACCCTCAACAGAAACAGGATCTAATACACGAATTATATTCTTTAGCTGCTCAAGCTCCTGCTGCAAAGCCTCAAGCTGAACAGAAAGACGCATGTTTTCGTGCTCAGCCTCTATGAGCTTTTGGTTAAGAAGAGTGATCTCGGTATGTGCCTTATCAAGATCCTCTTTTGTTTGGCGCAACTCAAGTAGTATCTGCTCTGTCAATTTTTGTCTATCATCAACTTCTTTATTACGAAGTTGAACTAGTTCTCTCTTGCTTGCCATTTCTTGCTTATACCTTATCGTCAACCACGTCGCTACGGCCGTGGATATTACAGACATTGCAGCCGCTATGTCAATAATCACATTAACCATCATTACCCTCCATTCGAGCAGTAGCGGCCTCGCGATAGGCGAGGATTAATGCACGTTCGTTTGAGAGGCGTGCATTTATCCGTAAACCTGCTGTTATCTCGTCGTTCTCAACGATATCTGCATAAAGTGCCTTAGCTAAAGCGCCTTTAGCATATTCTGGTAGATAATCAGGAAGTACGGCAAGAATAGCTGCTTCATTTTCTTTTCCTGATTTTATGTCTGGGATCATTACATTAAGCTTCTCACATATATTAGAGTATTCAACTAAAGCTTTTGTAAGCATCTCAGACGAAGAAGTTGGTGCAGGTGTATTCTTTCTAGTAGGAGGTTGAGTATTACCGCCTTGTGCAGTAATACTATCTTGTTTTGGCTTATCTTTCGTTGCAAGAGCATCAAGTGGCATACGCAGCTCTTCGTCAGAAAGTTCAAGTGGGTCTACACCAAGTTTACTGGCAAGTAACTGTGGGATTTGTACTTGGTGAACATAGTAATCTTTCCAGTCAACATTCCCTGGAAGACCTAACTTTTCTCTGAGCTCTGTAGCGCTTATCGCGTTTAGTGACCACAGATTGGTCCAGTGCGTCTGCTGTTTAACAACCCTGTCTGGCTCAAGCTCTGCCCACTTCCATATGACAATATCATCTGGGTTGGTATATGGATTATATCCACCCTCAAGAAGTAGCTCGTTAAGAATATAGTATGTTAGATAGTTCGATAAAAGGTATTGATAAAAGCGGGCTTTATTATGCATTTGTGTTGTGAGAGAATCTGCTGAAGAGCCAGCACCACTATCGGTCTCTCCCATGACTAGAGAAGAAACACCAAGGCCAGAAAAGACACGCTGCTTAAACATTTTATAATAACCTTCAGCTCTGATTGCTTGGCTTTCTGCACCTATTACAGATATCTTATGTCCTGGTGGGGTGATAATATAGCCGTCGACAGCCATAGATTGAACTGCATCAATAGCGGCGTCCACGTCTTCTTGTCTACCTTCCCCAGTACCAGTGATATCAGGTGTTTCATGCTGAATTAGTGGATTGAGATACTTATAAATCAGCTTAATAATATTCTCTTCTATCTGACGCAGCGCTCTAACATCTTCAATTACAGGAAGAATAGATGGGGTGCCCCATATATCTCCTGGCTCTCTGCAGAAAGAAAAGTGAATAACATCATCTGCACTAAAACTTACAACTGCACCACTTCGTGCATGCTGCTCCCAGGATACAATATTCCCATTCTTATCTGGAATAGGAACCATTTGAGTAATTGGTAGAGCAAAGAGTGCACCAATCGGTGGTTTTCCAAATAGGCCAGAGATTCTGTTATTAGAGATATCAGATAGGTATCTGGTTCTCTTCACTATAAGCATGCTATTTCCATACTTAACAAAATCTCTGACTATTCGTTCAACCAGCATTGGTAGTGGCGTTGGTGGATCAGACATAAGTCCAATGAACTTAAATCTGTTCTCAAGATAAGCTACTTGTTCAGCACCACCCTCTAATTTCCAACCATCTTTAAGTAGAAGTTCTACATACTTGTCAACACTCTGCCTTACGTAACTATCTGCAAGATATGCTGTGTGAATTGAATTAAAGTCATATATTGGTTTTCTTAGTGCAGGATACTGAAGAGTACGTGTAGAAGCAAGTTGCTTGGCGATAGGATCGGCGATCCTAACCAGTTGACTTGCTTTTCTGTGTCTACTATGTATGCTATATGGCAGCGTAATCCCTGTTTTTGGGCCAGCTGACTTAAGATTCATTTAGTGTTTTTCCACCTTCTGCTAACAGTCTGTTCATAGATGCGACAAGACTTTCCTCATCTATAGGATCATCCCATCTTATCCCAAGAAACAGAAGCCCATTTTCTGTACATTTGTTTTCTATTAATGCTGCAATTCTATTAGCCTCTTCCCATTCTTGTTTATTCTTACAACGATATTTGCACACGTCCCATGAACCAACTGCAGGTCCGAAGGCCGCGCACACTATTCCAAGATCAGGAAGAACAATTGTAATAGAGGGATGGTATCCAGTAGAGTCCTGGCACCAGCCCCACTTTCCGTCAATGACATAAGGAGTTGAAGGAGGTATTGATTTGACAATATTGAGTATAATTCGCTCTACCCTTTTCTCAACAATTGCCTCTCTCCTCCATCCTCCAAGCAGTCTGTATGTTATAATATCAGCTAAAGCAATTAGAAAACGTTTTAACCACGAAGGCCGTCGTGGCTGTTGCAGTTCAACCATTTGTCTTCCTCGCCTTTCATCGAGTACCGGTTTGATCGGTCCCAGTCGTGGTTTGTTGATTACTTTTAGTCTTTGAGGATTTTAGCCAAATTAGCAGCTGCTTTTCTAGCTCATTCTGGTCTGTAAGCTTTTCTAGTAGTTCAAGTGCCTTATCAATAAGTTCGATCTGTTTACCTACCTTAACTCTGTATTCTATTATACCTAAAGTTTTATTCTTGGTTTTAGACTTTTTCAATCTATCACGTAGGTAGCCTTCCATTCTTTCAACATATGTTGAACGAATTTTCCAAATATCAGTTAGTACAGAATTAATCATCTCATCAAACGCACTACAGGTATATTCTCTATCTAGCTCTTCTAACCCATTGATTGAGTCAAGTATGTTAGAAGTAAACTCCAACTCAAGATTGCTATATAAACGCAGTACCTCGAACATTACCATCTGGGCAGCACGCTGATTAAGATTGCTAAAGAGAACTTCTGTAAGTGCCGCAGCGTCCCTTGACTTGAAGACAATAGAGAGCTTTAAAATGCGACGAAGATTAGTGAGAAGTCTTTTTGCCTCATAGAGCTGATTACTTTTGTCATAAATCCTAATTTCATCTGTACTTCCAGTGAAGATGAGACTAATGAGTTTCTTTGCAAAGCACTCTTCAAGCTTTTTATTTGCTGTTGACCACGCTTCCTTAAGGTCAAAAAGAAAGTCTTCATTGTCTTTTATGCAGGACTTGAATACGTCTTGTAGCTCAGCTGGTATGTTTGCTGTTCCAGAACCATCTGTATAGAGCTCTATAGCGTCCGCAATACTACGTAGGTCAAACAGCGAGTCTTGGATAAGCAGCCATACTAATGACTCAAAGCGATCTGTGTTACGGTAATGGTGATCCATCCATACGGTAGAATATAACCTACTATGGGCAGCGCCAGATGATAGTACGTCACTTACAACAGATGATGTTAGTTCACTTACTCCATATACAGTAGGATCAACTGCTACTGGTTGTGTATACTGCTCAAATATTGTGCTAAGCTCTGTGTACTCATTCAGCATAGATTTAACAGACTCCAGCAGTGTCTTGGTTAGAAGAGTATTATCGACAGTGCTAACAGCATTTTCTAAATCAGTTGTACTTTGCTGCTCATCTGGTAAAGTAGACGGTATTTCCTCTTTAAAGACAGGCTTATTTATAAGTCTTTCGATTCCCATCTAGAACGTTTTCCTTGGGAGAGGCTTATCGCCAATAGTGCCGCGGGACCAACCACGTGTCAAAGATCGGTCGAGGATAGCTGGAGCCATTGTGCGAAACAGTTCCTTTTCTGCTTTTTGCGCTTTAGGAGATTTAACTGGCTCAGGTCTTTTTATAAGCACCGGTTTTTCTGCTGGTGCTGATTTAAGCTCATTCCTAAACTTATCGTATAAGCCAAATATGGCCAGGCCAACGGCATCAATAATGTGCTCATTACGTCGTGTAGTTTGTATTCTTCCACCGCTTGTACTCAATATCTTATAACCACGCAACTGTCTTTCAAAAATTGTATCTTTATCAGAGAACTTAAAGATGCCATCCTCAAGAACTTTAGCAAGTGTATTGAGCATTACAGACTTAAACTGTTTCTTTATCATTTCACCTGTTACAGGATCTGGTACATCTACATTTTCGTTGAACTGAATACCTATTACCTTACGATGCATCCCACTTTCTGGATGATTTTTGCCATACAGTTTAAGTGTTTCAATCTGGCTTTCACCATAACCTCTATCTATGAAGATATAGTCTGGATCAATGGCGGCATTAAGCTGTATGATGCGCTTAATTGCATCTGTAAGCGTATATTCAGATCTTGGTATCTCCTCTCTATAAGCAAGCTTAATTTCAGGAGAATATTTTGAGGCCTCTATGACTACAATATTCACGCCACTACTATACTTATCCCAATCTACACCAACGATTTTAATCGTATTGTGAGATGGAGAAGGCAATGTATATGTATAGTGTTGTTTAGCCTTATCAATATCAGTATTCCTGAATACATTGTCACCAATGTCAGGAAACTCAGCCATATGTTCAACGATCCATTCCTGCTCACTGGATGTGGCGCGGATAAGCGCTAGTCTTTCTGGAGTAATCTCTGGAACATCAGTAATAGGAACGTGTATCACCTCAAACTGATACGATGGATCGGTATTCCATAAGTAATATCTTCCATGTTCTGCTGTTGGAGTTGATGCAGCATAAATACGCACAGTACCAACATAGTAGTCGTTGGTAAAGATTGGCGATAATGCAGCAAAATCAGCTTCCTTCAGATATGCTGCCTCATCAATGATCACCATATTTGCACCAAGACCACGAGCACTAATAGCCTGCTTATTGTTTCCAGATCCAGTTGTTCTACCAGTTATCATAGAACCATTCGAAAAGCGAATTCTGTGCGGGCTCTTTGTATTTTCGGTGACAGCCGTTGCGAGATGTGGGTTTGCGGATAAGAAGTTTCTAATATAATCAAACAGGTTAGTTACGTGACTTTCTCCTGGACCCAAAACAAGTACAGTATAATTCTGCTTGGTTGTTGCTGCCCATAAGGCAAGAATAGCCAGGGAGTATGACTTTCCCTGGCGTCGTGGTATTCTAAGTACTACCCACGGACCTTTGGCAGAAAGGATCTTCCTTTCAACATAGTTTGCCTTGAACGGCTTCCCTGAAGTGGGCTCGATAAGGAACGTCTCCGCCCAACGGAGAGGGTCCTCAACAATCTCAAGTAGCTCATCTAATTCAGTGTTTTCAGGAAGATCCATTTCTACCAACTCATAAACAGGTATTAGATACCTGTATCCTTAGAACCAGAAGCTGTATTCTCTTGTGAAAGATTTGCCACACTCTTATCCATGTAGCCAACCAATGCCAAACAAGCTGCACCAAGAGCAGCAATAGCTTGATGCTTATCGATTGTTGGCGCAGCACTAAGTGTGAGAAGGAAGGTGCCAACAAAAAAGGCAACGCCCTTAGCAAAAACCCTAAGCATAATCTACCTCCTCATGTATCTAGCGTTGAGTGATGAAGCCTCATTACCTATCATACTCTTATAACCATTCATGGCCTGCATCCCACGCTGTTGGGCAGCGGCTGTCCAGTCAGAAGCATCGAACCTATGCGAAAATGGTGTTGCGGCTTGACGTATCCACTGGTTTCGCGTTTGCACAAGACCACTAATCTTATCAACAAAAGCTGGAAGAGTAGTAACTGCACCAAGGGCAGTAAAGGCAACAGTTGCTTTTGTAAAGTTAAATCCAGTAAGTACTATTGGTAGGCCGATATACGAGATACCAGAACTTACTCCGGCCCACAGTCTAGACTTATGCTCTTGCTGAGCCTTTTTCATCTCAGACATAATTGGCAAGATGCCAAAAGCGACTACACCAGCAACATTACCAAATGAACTTAAAGCACTGGCTTTCATCTATCACCTATTTGCATAATATGCCGCAAGACCAAAGGAACCAGTAGTTCCATAGCCAAGGGCATCTCCTACGCCGTTTTGTGGAGTCTCATCAATAACTTCAACGTTTGGGTTTTCGTGATACTGTAGCTGGCGTAATGTGTCTATGCCAGCAAACAAACCAGCACCAACGAATATTTTGTTACGAAATGATCTAGTAAAGGTAACAATAGTTGGTGGAGCATGCACTGGGTTGCGGCCGGCAATTGCCTCAGGTGGAGTAGCATACGGAGTACCACTAGCATCAACACCCCAACGTGAACGCCATGTGTTGAAGTCGTTTTGATATTTGCCAAGTCTACCCTTTAATCCAGTGTCTACATAAGACTTATAATAAGGATTTTCCACCTCTTCAAATAAAGGCTCTCCACCAAGAAGAAAGTCTGACACAAACGATCTCCACCATGGCCAGTCTCGCTTTACATTAGAAGCTGCCTTATCGTAAAGAGTATGAAGCAAGCCTTGCCTACCCCTGGCTACTACTTGGCCGTTCTTAACAACATTCCAACTTCCAAATAGGGTACTTGCCAGACCTTTCGTAGCTCCAACTGTTGCACCAACAGCGCCCAGACCGAGCACCTTTGCTGCATTCATAGCAAATTTTAGTGCTGCATCAGTTGCTGGTTTCTGTACTCTCCAGAATAGTGCATTCCTTATGCTTCCAAACATTGTTTAACCTTCTTACTATTTATTCTTAGGTTTTGCTATGCTTCATATAGTGTTATGGTTTTGTCATCCAAGCGGGTAATCCTACGTTACCAGCTGGATTTAATGTAAGCTGCATGTGGTACACGGGGACCCATCCAGGCAGGTCGTCCGGCCACGGGTGCTGCCGTAGGTGCTGCCGTAGGTGCTGCCACAGGCGCAGTGGCGTTTGTTGATGACTGACCCCATTTAGCTTTCCAGAAACCCATTTTTTCAAAACTGTTACGCAACTTTCCTGGATTCGCTTTGGTTCCCCAACTCTTGTTTAACCAATGCCCACCTGCAACAGCACCAAAACCGAGAGCAGAACCAACTGTTGCTCCCCAAAGAGCCCCTCCAACAGTGCCTCGTTCCTGATAGCCACGATAACCACCATAGAGACCACCAATACCCATACCAACAGCTGCCTGAGCACTATATGCTTCTGGAAGCCTAAGGCTAAGTTTCTGCATCAATGCTAATGGGTGAAAAACTGGATAATCTTCATACTTAGCAAGCGTATTTGCTAGATTGGCATTGCGAACATCCTGTATGAGATCGCTAAAGGTTGAACGAAACCAATCCTGTGCATAATCTGTCATTGTCGACAATGAATCATAAAGGACTTTTTGTTTACCAGCCATTGTTTTATTACCTCACTTCTTCTGCTTCTTTGGTGCAGTCTGTATAGTATTATTAGGTAGTATATATGGCAATAACCTGGTTAGTGTTTTAATATGCTTTACTTTAGTAGTATCTTTCATCATATCAAAACTCTAGCTTGGTCATTCTTATATTTGTATTTGACTCTTCCTTGGAAGATGAGTCATCTGAAAACTGGGGATCCTCCGAGGATTGGGTTGTTTCTTGCTGCTTTGCTAATCTCTCCTGACGTGCCTTTTCCATAAGAGCTGATAGTTGAGACACCATATCCTTGGATTTTCCTCTACGAGATTCTTCAAGAAGCCTTGCTTCTCTTGAAGCTACAAGTCTTTGATATAGTACATCCATATCGCGCCGCAACATTTGCTGCTGAACAACAAGAGGATGTGGTCCACGATTATTGTGTCTTAAAGTTGTTTTCGCATCTACACCTTCAATAATAACAGAGATTGGATCCTCGTTTTGGAGAAGTTTGTCACATCTATTTATCATAAGTTGGAGGCGCACTATATCATTGATCATTTGAATATCGGTGTAATCATTTGGCTGTATCCCAAGATCAACAACATATCCAGCAAAGTATCTAAATGCATCAACAATCTCAACCGGACAATTCTCACCAATAGCTCTTTCCACAACGTTATGCTTTATTAACGGGCAGCTATTTTTAAACGGGCACTCATGACCTTTGCATTTAATCGGCACATTGGTGAATACAGTCATACAACTTTCTACATACTCAAGTTCTCTTGCCTTCCAAGGAATATGCCATCCCTTTTGCTTTTTACTTGCACCAGTTATCGGAATAACATATTCACCATTGGCATCCTTTTCTAGGAATCGTGACCAGTCAACAACTAGCGGTCTCTTTGCTGCTATTGTATTTTGATCTACCTTGGCTCTTGTTTTAGTTGACATTATAGTGTAAACCAGTTTGATCCATCACTTACAAGTGTTGCAGATTGGTTTGCTGTAAGTGTTAGACTAGAACCTCCATTAATAGTTGATGATCCGCTTGGCGCTATAGTAACTGTTCCAGTGCCTTTGTTAACAACGTAGAAGACTTTAGTATGAGAGTTATTAGTTGCTATATTTGCACAAGGAGGTAGCGTCACAGTTATTGTACCTGTACAAAACGCTATATCTTTGTCTGCAGACAGTGTTGTATTAGAGCTTATTGCACTTGCAATAAGTGTTTGGCCACTAGTAGTTACAGTACTGGTAGCAAGGCCCAGATCCTTTAGCGCGTTGGCTATAGATATTGTTGCCGAACTATCTCCAGGTCTGCCACTTAGTGCACGTTTTGTAACAGCGGCATTTCCAAGGAAACCTATCTGAGCATTTGTACCATCTGTTTCACCACGAAGTATCTCTACAGCAGTACTATTTCCATAGTATGCATAGAATTGGAATCTACTTCTTGGATTACCTGTAGCCGCAGATGCCCACAAAGATCGCAGCATAAACTGTCGTCTTAGCGATGATCTTGCCTCACCAATAGTTGAATAGAACACAATGTTGGAACCGAAGTTGTTTGCAACACTACCTGCACCAACAAACTCATTGGCAAGCACAAATTGTGTACGTTCTGAGTTATTAGTGTCAGACAACGACTTCATGTATAGGTTATATGCTGCTCCAGTACCACCTTTTGCGTAGATAGGAACATTAGATCCACTTTCTGCATATACACCAACTTGACTGTTTCTAACATCAGTACTTCCTACATAGAAGCGGTTTCCAACTCCAGATGTTTCTGGTGTCCATGATAGATCCAGATTTTTAACTGGCGTAGTGCTATTGAGTATCAGACCAAGTTGTGCAAGTGCAGATAGTGTAGAAGATTCTGCTGTAGTAAGATATGTTCCTGTAACTTCTGGCCTTGGAGAAGGATCTGCGCCAAAGAAGCCTAGTTTTGCTGCGCCAAGTGCGTTAGTAATTTGTAATCCAACAACCTGTACTTCACCATAATTTGTGCTGAAAATAAAGCGGCCAACTCTTGTGCCTGTTGTGGTGTTATCGCCTATTACAGATTGTGTTGCATAAGTATATGGAACACCAGTGCCGGCAACAGCCAGGTTGAAGTTAATTCCAACACCAAAGCTTCCTGCAGTAGGTGTTTTATCTGCTCCTGTAACTGAGTGTGTTAATGTTAGTGCCTCAGCAACAGATGTAAGTGCAGAGTTACTTGCCTCGGCAACAATAGGTACCCCAGACAAAGTCTTTGCCCGAATTCCATCTCCAAGTCCTGTAACAACATTTAATCCAACAGATGTATCATTAAGATTTGTTGTATCTATCTTGACAACTGGATCTGGTACAAATCCAGTCAGTCTTGGGTTGCGGGCAACATATAGTCCAGTAGCATCTGAGTTTACAGCATTAATACCAACAAGACCATAGAATGTTGGTGCTTGAATTGCCGTGCTGCCACTGGCAGCATAGTTCATTTTGTCGAAGCACCATATCTCGTTGCTTGTGCCATAATCATAAACGTTAAGATCGAAGCTATGGTGCGTTATTTTACATCCAACACTCAGTGGGCCAAGTATTCCATATCCTGGATAGTGTGCACCATTTGAATCCACAAATTCGAAGTGACATATATTTATAGTGATATTTGTGTTCTCTATCCAGAAGGCGAATCCAGAAACGGAGGATGTCCAGTTGTTGAAACCACCAACAAACGCACAGTCTTCGAAGATGAAGTTACATGCACCAGATGTCTCAGCTGTAAAGTTTATATGTCTAAAGGTGTTGTACTGTGCGCTATTAACCAGTCCTGTGTCCCACATCCCCCCAAGAACATACCATTGCCCGACTATACCGCCAGATCCAGTTAGATATCCGCCACCAACACTACCTGAAGCTGGAGAAGGTGGTATAGGTATAGGAGGAGGATTGCCTCCGTCAATTACACCAAGAGGCTTGACAGAGAACTCAAAGCTTTCTGTTTGTAGACCACCTCCGCCAGTATTGGTTATCTTTGGCGTAAGACCGTATTGACAATTCCTTATTGCATTAATTCCTAGCTTATCGTACACATTGCCAGCGTCATTTCCGTGGAGAATAATTCCGTACCTAAATCCTTCAACAGAAACATCATCAAAGCTGCAGGCTCTTGTATTTACTATCTCAAGACCACAGGCATTTATTCCCCAGTTAGGTGAAGCATTGTAGATAGCAATGCCAGTAAAATTACAGCGTTCGATCTGCATTCCTGCATAGGCGCCTATAACAACAGCAGTAGTAGCAGAGTTACTTGTCCAAAGAAGGCGTGCACCAGTAGCTATGATATTGAATGCTATACCACTTGCAAGGAAAGTGAGCTGTGATGTGATCTTGTATGTGCCAGGTGGGATACGAAGTACATTGCCACTACCAGCCGCAACACATGCATTGAAGGCATTTTGTATTGACGCAGTATCATCATTGACGCCATTGCCTTTTGCACCATATGCTTTTACATTAAACTCAAATGTAGAGCCACTTGATGCAGCAGATGCTAGGTTATACGCATCTGTTGCTAAACCAGTAGCAATAACAGCCGCAGAACGTGCCGCATTAGCTACATTATAAGCTGTTACAGCGGTACTGGATGCCGTATTCGCAGTTGTAACTGCCGCACCAGCGGTACTTGATGCCGTATTTGCTACACTTTGGGCATTGGCGGCAGTAGTGGAGGCCGTATTTGCAGTAGCGACTGCTGTAGCCGCTGCGCTAGAAGCCGTATTCGCTGTCGCTATCGCTGTGCCAGCAGTACTCGATGCCGTATTTGCTACGCTTAGCGCATTGGCAGCAGTAGCGGAGGCCGTATTCGCTGTAGTTACTGCTGTAGCTGCCGCACTGGAAGCTGTATTTGCTGCTCCAGTCGCTATTATAGCGGCTGAACTAGCGGCATTAGCAACGTTATAAGCTGTTACTGCGGTAGTGGAAGCCGCATTGGCTGTTGCCACTGCTGCACCAGCTGTACTAGATGCCGTATTCGCTACGCTTTGCGCATTGGCGGCAGTAGTGGAGGCAGTATTTGCAGTAGCGACTGCTGTAGCTGC